CAGACGAGATCAATTATGAAGCACTGGAAGAAAAGCTGGCAGCACAAAAGAGATAAAAAGAAAAAACTTTAAAAAGTTAAAAATAACTATTGACAAAAAGTAAAAAACAGCTTATAATAAAGATGTAAAAAGAAAGAGGTAAAGAAAATGAAAAAAGAAAAAGAACAAAAATATTACTATGGAAATGCTATTAGTGATTATGGTATGCAAAATGGACGTGTTGACTATGCAACACTATCAAAGTGTTTCGATGCTGTTTTAAATAATGATATCATGTCATTAACATATGACATTGGTTCATGGCAGCAAGTAAGTGGTACTATTGACAATACAGACGAGTTAGAAGAACTAGAAGAAAAAAGAGATGAGTTAGAAGAACAAAACGAAAGCAGCCCATCACAAATTTTAGAAAATGAAATTGATGAAATTAATGATAAAATAGAAGAACTTGAAAGTGAACAAGATGATGATCCAGAGGTATTTCAGTGGTTTATTGTTGACGACAGGGGTGGTAGATTATTACAAGAAATTAACGAAATTGTGTACTACAATGAAACGCTAGATATGTATTTATGGGGTGTAACTCATTATGGTACTAGTTGGGACTATGTTCTAACAAACATCGAAATTGATTGACATGAATAAATAGTGCGAGAAGTTAGTTAAACCTAACTTCTACGCTTAAATTCTACTTAAAATAAGTTAAAATAATTCTTGAAAAGTGAATTTGTGAAAAGAATGGAAGAGTTAGAAATGGAGGGCCTGCAATGTTAGAACAAATGCAGATTATTGACAGATACGACGAAGTACTCAAGAACAGAGGACAAATGTCTCTATTCCTGGAAGAAATGCGGAGCACATTGGATGAACTTGAAAAAGAGGAAGGCATTACTGTAGAAGATGAGTTTGCATTATGTGAATGGGATTATGTACTGGAAGAAATATACAATAAATATAGAGATTTAGTATATGATAATGTCTTATTTAATGCTATTGGATTATGTCATGTCTTGCGAAAAAGATGTTCAGCAGATGGAATTTATAAGGAGTCTTATTATGAATAAAACAATTGAAATTAATGAAATTTGGTATGTATTAAATTTTATGGATAAAGAACCACGCTTCTATGTTGAGTATTTTGAAATAGATTCTTCTGGATGTAAGTTAGGAAAATGGACTTATATTGACGAGTATTTCAATCAACAAGATGCAAGAAAGTTAAAAGAGCTGCTAATTAATTTAAGTGACAGAGAACTACGTGGTGAATTTGAAGAAGAAAAATTTTTCGGAAGAGACAGACTAGGAAGGAGGTGAACTAAAATGAATGCAAAATCATATAAATGCAACGTATGCAAGAGAAATACAGAATGGCTTTTAGAAGAATTTGGATCTTTGTGGTACAGATATTTTGAAGATCCATGCAAGGATTGTGAAGCTAAAATGGAAATTGTAAAAGAAGAAATCTTACGAAGAACAGGAGAACTTAAAATAACTAAAAAGAATTAATGGATATTGCAAATGGGTTACACACTTAAAGATTTGTTAGAATTTAAAGAGGCAGTTGAGCAAGAGGGAGGAATAACAAATGGAATTCACAAAGAAAGCAACAGAACTTGATGATTTAATTAATAGGAAAACTACACGTATTAGAATGCTAATAGAAGATAAAAATTTTTTCGATGCAGGGTATGAGTATTATGTATTAGCACGTATTCAAGACAAGATACATAACTCTTATAATGATATGCAAATTAAAAAATGGGAAAAATATTATCTATTAGATTGTTTAACAATAGAAATGGTAATTATTATTAATTTAGTGGAGGAAAAATATAATGAAACTATCAGCAAATGCAAAAGCAATTTATGAGGATATGAATATTCAGTATTCTAGATGTATAACAAGGTTGATGGAAAAGGAATATTTTAAAGCAGGACTAGATGTGTATACTATCACGGGTTATAGAGGTGCTATTACAAACGCATTTAATAGTGACTGTATTGCTAAGGATGAACAAGTACATTTATTAGAAGTATTAAAACGCTATTTATTGGCTATAAGTAATTTATTATCAAAAAGTGAGGTGATGTCAGATGATGAATAACTATCCATCATCCAGCACTTTCATGATTCATCTAGCTGATGAAATGAAACAGGTTTTCGAGGGTGTAGGTGACAATGAAACAAAAGTCTTTGTTCTAGACGATATCTACATTCATAAAGTCCATGCCTGGAATTGGACAGATGAAGAACTAGCCTATTTGAACGCAGTGTATGACCGTTATATGAAGGAGCTGCTATCATGATACATTATTCAAAGTTTATTAAATACCATGGTCAAATGGTCACATTAACACGTATAAATTTGAACAGTGCACGCTTTTTCTTTGACCTTGGATATGATATTTATATCGTGCAGGATTTAACTGAATTCGATAAGAAGGAGGAATTACGGCTTTTATTTGGCGCAAACAAAAAGCAAGGTATCAAGAATTTTGATTATGTTTGCAAAGTATTTAGGAGTTATTATAAAGTTAAAAAATCTAAGACATTATTGTATTTTATACTTGAATAAAGTATAAAACTATGCTATTATTTAGGTACAAAAGAAAGGAGTTAAAATGAAATTTGAATATGTAGCATTATTTCTATTTGGTATTTATCTATTATATTATGTTATAGCTGTATACAATGGAGCAGCAAAGATAAAGGATAAAAAGTCATGGTATTTAGTGAATGAATCTGTATTAAAAATATTGATTGTAACGGCTATGTTTCTAGGTATTCTGTTTATATTGCAGACTTACAGAGTGGATTATTATAGAAAAGAGGTGCAGTATTATGAAAGCAAAAACTAATTTAGAACTACACATGAATGAAATTATCTTTGATGTTATAACAAAGAAAAAAGATTTAGGCATTGAAATGTATACGATATACCAGCTTGAAACTGGTAAAAACCCGGACGATATTAGAGATATTGTAGAATGGTTTGCAAATGTTCCAGGTGAAACATTAGAACTAGGATCATATTCATATCATCTGATTAATGAATACTATTCTGTATTGTCAGAAGAAGCTATTATCAATGTCGATATTAAACCAATTGAGTGGTACACTATGTTTAAAACATTAATTAGGCTGAATATTATTCCTTCAAGATATTCTCAAATGCAATTAAAAGATTTTATGAAGATTATCAGATTAAAGGAGGACAAGAAATGAAAGTCTATTTTTATAAACTTAAAGGCAGTGATAAAGTTGAAGGTGCTTCATTATATCTAAACGAGGTTTACCGAATGTTAGAAGGTAAACCTTACAACGATATTAGAATGTATACGGCAAGTATTAGTCCGTGTGTTTATGGATTATTCAAAATGGCAAGAAGTAAAGGTAAGACGCAGGACGATAATTTCTGGATGGCTCGATACATTGAAGAAAATGAAGGAGTGTTGACAAACAAAATCAGAAAGCCAAGCATTCATTTCTTGAGAAGCTTTTGGAAGGGGGTGATTTAAAAAATGTCAATTCTATATAACAAGATTCAGAGAACAATTAATACGACAATTGCTACTATATTGGTGCTTGATGATGAAACAAACAAGACTCGTGAAGTATCTACAGTATTCAACAACAAGTTGAAAGCTGATAAAGTAATGTCGGAGTTCAGCAAGCAAGGATACAAGCCTATTAAGGTATTGTCTCTATCTTATGGTAAGGAATATTATGAGATGGATTTAGACAAATTTATTAAATATGCAAAAAGAATAGAAAATGTAAAAGGAGTATAAGCATATGATGAACAAATTATTTTTAGAGGGTCGTTTAACTAAAGACCCATACGTGAACGACAAAGGAACTGTGGTGATGTTCACATTGGCGCAGGACACTGGCTACAAAGACAATAAAGGAAATAGAATCACAAACTTTGTCAGCTTAAAAGCCTTTAGAGGAGCATTAGTTAAGGTAATTGGTGACTACTGCTTAAAAGGTGATTTAATTTCAGTTGAAGCACATGCTACAACTGAATACGACAATGATGAATATTCAACCGCATTGATTGTAGACAATATGCACTTTTTGACAAAGTATGAGCAGAAGGAAGAACCGGAGCCAAATTCAAGAAGAAGATAAATTACAAAAGGGATAGGGATCTATCCCTTTAATTGTAGTATAATAGAAGTACGATAAGATAGGAGGTAAAGCCTATGGCAATAAAAAGAAAGACGATTAGTATTAAGAAAGTAAGGCTGATACAACCATCATATAAGCCACCTCAAAAGATAGTCAATGTTTTTACGGCCCCTTTAGGAATAAGACCAGAAGAAGTTAAAGTTGATGTAAAGAAAAAACGTAAGCATACAAGAACAGTAAAGCTTAAAAAGCCTAAAGTTGAGCACAAACCAAGGAAAGCTATATCACTAACGAAGTCAAATAGTGGTAAGCTGGAGTTAAAGGCTAAACAGAAACGTACTAGGATCCGTGTTAAGAAAGTAAAGCCAAAATCATCACGTGTCGGAAGAAAACAGAGAATTGGAAGAAAGCCAGTCAAGGAAGTTTCTAATTTTCCTTTAGCAAATGAACCAACGACAGCATCTAGAATTGAAGAGGTAGAAGACCTTGAATTGTCTGATGAATACATTGACTGGTCGAGCGCTAAACAGAGTGCGATTGATAGATTATACAGTGCATTGCATTCAATTGCTGATGAAAACCCAGATGCAAGTTCTAGGAAGCTTGCGCATATGGGTGCTGATTATGCAGTCAACTATTTAAAAGATACTTTCATTGATTATGATGAAGATACACTGGCAGAGTTTTTATTGTCATATCCACTGGCAGACTTTTTTGATAGTTATGTATTGTTCTATGGTGGCCTTGGCCTAGTAAGTGGAGACACAAGTCAACTGTATAAACTAGAAGACCCATTGGTTAGATATGCAGATAATCTAAGCTATAATTATAAAAAAGATTTAGCGAACAGTGACAGATTGGACGATATTTAGACATGGCTAGAAAAAGAAAGAAGAAAATACTTGTGGGGGACTTTGAGACCACTGTATACAAAGGTCAGCAGGACACCCAAGTATGGGCCAGTGCAGTAGTTGAAATGTATACAGAGGACGCAAAAGTTTTCCATTCAATCGAAGCTACATGGGAATATCTGATAAGTTTAAAATCAGATATTCTCATCTATTATCATAATCTTGGATTTGATGGCACATTCTGGTTATGCTATTTGTTAGGCAAACTGAAATTGAAGCAGGCATACGAGGATCTGTCTACAATGGACGAGTTCAAAGTCAAATGGATTCCAAACGAGGATATGCCAGATGGAAGTATCAAGTATTGTATATCTAATATGGGTAAGTATTATTCTATCACTTGTTTTTTTAAAGGGCATTACATTGAGTTTAGAGACAGTCTAAAACTTCTTCCTTTCTCTGTTGCTGAAATTGGAAAAGCATTTAAGACAAAGCACCAGAAATTGGAAATGGAATACGAAGGGTTCAGATATCCTAACTGTTATATTTCGGATGAAGAAAAGGAATATATCAAGAATGATGTTTACGTGGTAAAGGAAGCACTTGAATTTATGTTTGAACAGAAACACGATTCCATGACGATTGGTACATGTTGTATGAAAGAGTTCAAGCATACGTATGATAAACGGACCTACGAAGAAATGTTCCCAGACTTGAAGGCAATCGAACTGGACGCAGACAAATTTGGTTCAAAGGATGTAGATGAATATATACGAAGGTCCTATCGTGGAGGATGGTGTTACGTTGTCAAAGGGTGTGAAAACAGAATATTTAAAAAAGGATGCGTATGCGATGTAAACAGTCTATACCCTTCCGTCATGCATTCTTCATCTGGGAATGCATATCCTATTGGTTACCCAATGTTCTGGAAGGGAAACTTTATCCATCCAGTAGCGGTGAGAGAAAATAGTTATTATTTCATTCGTGTGAGAACCAGATTCAAATTGAAAAAAGGTATGCTTCCATTTATTCAGATAAAAAACAGTGGAATGTATAAGTCAAATGAGTATCTGGAAACGAGTGACTTTAAATTCAATGGGAAGTATTATAAAGGATATATTGATAAGGATGGAAACAAGGTAGATGCAAGACCTACCCTCACACTAACCATGACGGATTATGCTTTATTCAGAAAGCACTATGAAGTGCAGGACTTTGAAATTCTGGATGGCTGCTACTTTGAATCAAGAGCAGGTATCTTTGATGAGTATATCAATCCTTGGAGGGAATTGAAAATGAAGTCAACTGGAGCAATGCGACAACTGGCTAAACTTTTCTTAAACAACCTATACGGAAAAATGGCTACAAACTCATGCTCAAGTTTCAAGGTAGTCAATATCATTGATGGCAAGATTGACTATGACTTGGTGATTGAGTTTGAAAAGAAGACTGGGTACATTGCTTGTGGCAGTGCGATTACTAGCTATGCCAAGAACTTTACTATCACAAATGCTCAGAATAATTTTACAGGTAGTGTTAATCCCAAGTTTGTGTATGCTGATACAGACAGTATTCATTGTATGTGTTCTCGTGAAGAACTTGTAGACGTAAGAATTCATCCAACTGATTTTAACGCTTGGAAATGTGAAAGTTATTTTGATGAAGCCGTGTATGTTAGGCAGAAAACATACATCGAACATATTACACATGAGGATGAAGTACCTTGTGATCCTCATTATGATATCAAGTGTGCTGGTATGGGGAAGAGGTGTAAGGAACTGATGGATATATCTTTAAGTGGCGGTGAAGTGCCTATGGACGCTGATGAAAAAGAAAAAGAGTTCTTGCAGACAAGAAGAACTTTAAAGGACTTCAAGGTAGGGTTGAAAGTACCAAGTAATTTAAAACCACACCGCATTGAAGGAGGTATTCTGTTAGAAAAATTTGACTATGTTATGAGATAATGTTATACTATGAGTGTGCTGATTGTAGCTTTAGCACGCATAGACTCTTTCTTTAAAAATCGTACTGTAAGGCCCAGTGTTCCACGTTAAACATTGGGTCTTACGCATTATGGTATTGCCAGACGTACTCATTCATGAGGTGAAAATTGTGGGTCTCTTCACTTGGAAAATAGTGCCACACACCTATTCGAAGTAAGATATCGCATGGTCTTGAGTTGTTTGTAACAATATAAAAGGTACTCTTATGAGTACCTTTTTATTTTATCCATATGACAATGCAGTCATAAGACATTCTTTACAGTTCAAATCTTTGAAACGGAACAGACCGCAGTCGTACATAGTTCGTAGTTTTTGAATAATAAACGTGTTGCTTCTAAGAAGACGATAATTTATCTGGTGGTCTGAGTTTGTCACGGCTAGTTTGAATGGGGAAGTCTTGTCATAGGAAGTGGAACAGTAGTAATATCCTTCTTCCATATAATCAAATATACCATAGTTCACATTGTTGAATTTTAATGTGCATACATATGTACACTTTCCACTTGGCTTGTCAACAAAGGATTTATCATCTCGAAGATATATACCTTCACTTGAGTATTCAACATACGCATTATTTTCAAAAGCTTGATTGAATCCAGATTCTTTTTGACATTCACTTGCACTTTCATTGAAGCCTTGTTCCAGAACCCATCCCGCACCACGTAGGAATTTAGTATTCCATTGCAGTCGCTTGATTAAGGAGTACTGAGTACCACTTCCAAGTGCTAGATAGTATGGATTCAGTAATGTTACTGGGTTGGATATCATATACACTGGAACGTACCTTACTTGTTTTCCACCACCACGGGCAACGGAAGTATGGATAGAAATGAATTTTGTTATTTCATCTGGAGCATACTTGTTAGTTTCAGACTGGAATTCGTCAAAGATGATACATGTTGCATCAGCTAGAAAGTGAGAATATTTCTTAACTTGGTCTGCCTTGTTCAAGGCGATAGCATAACCGCAAGACTTCTTTTCGGCCTGTTCACCTTGGTATACCATTAACTCATAAATAGTTCCACCCGCTCGCTTTTCCGTAAACATAGAACAGTTTGGGAAAAACAGTTCTCGTATTTCCTTAAAGAATCTATCGCCTATATTTGGCAGTTCGTAGTCAAATCTCGTAAGGATGATGAACTTTTCTTTTTTCTTTAGCCATTTTTTAAATGCATATCTATTAAAAAAGGTTGTCTTGCCAGCAGAACGGTTTGAAGTACAGATGAATATCTCTGGGGTATTCCCATTGATATCTTTCATACCCATGATTTTAGTACCGTCATAGAATTTATTTTTACTCATAAATATCACTACCTTTCTACTATAATTATACCATACTTTATGATATAATAATGATATAAAGATAGGGGGGAGGCAGTCATGATACTTATTAAAATTGCTATGATGTTTAATGGATTTGATTTAGTCACTGGAATTTTAGGTGCATTAAAAAGTGGTGAAGGGATTCAGTCAAGTAAGTTAAGAGATGGTCTTTTCAAAAAAGCTGGCTTTATCTGTATGTATGTATTTGGTATTATTGTTGGTTATGCCCAGAAGTATATTACATTACCATATGCAGATAACTTATTACCTATTATTTGTGCGTATGCGATTGGTACTGAAATTGTGAGTATCTGGGAAAACATTCATAAAATCAATCCAGATATTTCAATCGAAAAACTAAAAGAATTGATTGGCTATAAGGAGGGTAAATAATGTTTTATAAAAGAACAAATATTCAAGGACTTATGAATTCAGAATGGATGTCTTATGCTATTCAAAGAACAGGTGTAAATATGCCAAACTGCTTTACATACGCAACGGCCAGACTTTCTGAGATTCTTGGAGAAGTGTTTCCTATTGATGGGTATACACGAGTACATGGTGCTCAGGACTTATGGACAACGCATAATTCAAGACTTAAACCAAGCAAGTATGCAAGCAAAGGTGCTTTAATGATCTGGAGCTATGGTCAGTATGGTCATGTAGCAGTATGCGAAGATATCATTGATACGTATACAGTTGCATGGAGTCAATCAAACTATGGTGGAAATTTATTTGACTATGTAGAAGGAAATCCAAATGGATATTGTGGAATGACTTTTCTAGGATATCTAATGCCAGATGTGGTATTGGATGAAGAACCAGTCAATTCCGTATTCAATATGAAGGATGTTATTCTGGAAACTGGCACGGCTAAGTTTCTAGTAGAATGTGTTAACGTTAGAAAACAGAACCCAGTTTGTGGTCGAGTCGTTGCTCAGTACAAAAAAGGCAATACAGTTCATTACTGGGGCAAATGGGTTGGAAATGGTCATAGATATGTTTGCTACACGGGAGCAAGCGGAAACACAAACTTTGTAGCCGTAAGTGGAAGTGAGATTTATGGAAAAGAAAAGTGGGCAGAAATTGTGTAGCTTTTCTTCCATATATCAAATGAAAGAAGAAAAAGATATACCATACAGTCTACCAGATGGAATGAGCAAGGAATGGTATATTGAATTTTATACAGTTGCTTGTCATATATTGAAGAATAAAAACAAAGCAAGGTATGAAATATGTTTAAGTAAGTTGAAGGGGTTATGCAATGAAACAAAATGAGAAACTAAGTTATAGGGGATATCAAGTTTGTTTGTTTCCTATGGAAACAATGTATATTACACAATGGTCAAGCCCAGATGCAGATTCACATTGTTGTGGACACCCTTTCGACTGCGCAGTTGAAGGTCGTACTGATGTTCCTTTGTATGCGCCTTGCGACTGTCATTTAATAAATGCAGGTAGTGCTCAAGATGGCAATACACGTATCTATACTTCGGATAAAAAGGTGTGGACACCAAGCGGGTTACGGCAAGTAACATTCAGTTTTACACATGACAATAACCCACCCACAAAAACTACTTTCAAACAAGGTGAATTAATAGCTCATACTGGTGTTACTGGTATGGTTACTGGAGACCATACACATATTGACCAGACATTTACAGTGAATGGAACTTTAATATCCTATGGTATTACGTGTAGATATGGCAACCGATGTTACGCATTGAATGGTTCAGTTCTTCCTACATTGTTTTGGTATGTGAATGATACAGTCATAGCAAATGACATGGACCACACGTTTTCAACATTCAAAAAAGGTAAACCAAGCTATGACACACTGGAATGGATCATAACAAACACAAGTTTGACAGAACCTTCAAGACCTTTGACAGATGAGGAAATGAAAAACAATGCCAAGTGCTTTTATGGGACTATGAATATATTATATGGTTGGACATTGAATGCATGTTGTGGTGTGCTTGGAAATATGCAAAGTGAAAGTACTATCAGTCCTTGTCGTTGGCAGAACGATACACCATATGGAACACCTACTGAAAGTCAAGGTTATGGATTAGTGCAATGGACACCATACACGAAAGTGTTGGACTGGCTACGTCAGAATGGATTTACCATAGATAATTTTGGCTATGGTGAGTGCGCAAGAATGAATTATGAAGTTGCTGCCAATACGCAGTGGATAGCGACAAGTGCTTATCCAGAAAGCTTCAAAGAGTTTACACAAAGTACTGGAAAACCTTATGACTTGGCAATTGAGTTTCTAGCCAACTATGAAAGGCCAGCAGACCCTAATCAACCTATCAGAGGTACACAAGCCGAAGAGTGGTATCAGTATTTAAAGGACTGGAAGCCAGTTCTTCCAGGAAGTGGAGAAATAGAACCAGAAAAGAAAAAATCAAAATGGATATTCTATATGGGTAGACCATTTTAAAAGGAGGAAAAGAAAATGGCAAAATTGAGTAAAGAAGATTTAATTAAAAAAGTAAATGAAATGTTTGGAGAAGATGCTACCGATGAACAAATTTCATTATTGGAGGATATTTCAGATTCAATGGGAGATTCAAACAATGATGAGTTGGAAACGACAAAGCAAGCGTTAACCAAAGCTCAGACAGATTTAAATGAATTTAAGCAGAAATATCGTGAGCGATTCTTGGGTGGTGTTAATAATAACCCTTCCCCTAAAGATGTATATGATGAGCAGAATGAAGACGGAGAAGAGGAAGATAAGAAATTATCTTATGACGATTTGTTTAAAACTGAGTAAAAATATGCTATAATAGATATGTAAAGATTACCAACATTAGATTGGCAGGAAAGGAGATATTTATGGCAGAAAAACCAACTAAAGCAGAGTTGAATGCTAAAACCCCAGATATTCTGAATACCATTCGTGAAAGCCTTGGTGGTGATTTTGAAGCTGGTACACCACACGTGCTAAGTGCTGGTGATGAAATGGCTGATGGAGTAGTGGCTACAAGTAACGATTCATTAATGAGCATTCGTGCTTTTGGTCAAGCGATTATGTCAAACGTAGGTTGGCAAAACGCATTCCTAAATGAATTATTGAATAGAATTGGATTAGTAATTATTTCTTCTAAGTCATACCAAAATCCATGGGCTAACTTGAAGCGTGGTCGTTTGGAATATGGTGAAGTGATTGAAGACATCTTTATCAATATTTGCGAACCTTTCGTATATAATCCAGAACTTGCAGAAACCCAAGTTGAAAAGCGTGTTAAACCAGACGTGGAAGCAATGTTGTATCGTATCAACTCGCAGATTTTCTATAAACAGACTATCGAGCAAGTGACTTTGCGACAAGCATTCACTTCAAGTACTGGTGTAGTAAACTTGATTACAGGTATCATTGATGCTATGTATACGGCTATGGAATATGACGAACGTTTAGCAATGAAGTACATTTTAGTTCAAAGACTTTTGAATGGTACAATGTATAAACAAATTATTCCACCAAATGCTACAAGTGAGCAATTAATTACGGCGGTCAAGACAGTTTCTAACTTGTTGATGACACCTTCACGAAAATACAACAGTGCTGGAGTATTGAACTATGCGTTAAAAAATGACCAGTATGTATTCGTAACGAGTGCTTTTGATGCTCAGTCTGGAGTTGAAGTTTTAGCAAAAGCATTTAATGTAGATTATGCACAATTCAGTGGTCGCTATATTGTGCTAGATGATTTCTCATTCACAACAGACGAGTTGGCTAGATTGGATATTATCTTTGCTGATGAACCAAGCTATATTAGACCAACCACTGAGCAGTTGGCTAAGTTGAAGGAAGTACCATTGGTGACAGTGGATAAAGACTTCTTCATGGTGTTTGATGTTGAACAGTACTTTGACATTAGACGAAACCAGCAAGGTTTATATGAGAACAACTTCTTACACGTATGGAAAGTATACGCAAGTGGTTACTTTGCAAATGCGATTATGTATGTGGAAACAGAACCTACAGTGACTAGTGTTGCAGTAGCACCAACCGAAGCGAAAATGCCAAAAGGTTCAAGCTTGACTATGAAAGCGACTGTTACGGCTTCTGACTTTGCAGACAAGACAGTCCACTGGGAAGTAACTGGTGATGAAGTTGATGTAGCAATCAATGAAAAGACTGGTGTTCTTACTATTGGTAATAAAGCTACGGCTAAAGAATATACTATTAAGGCCGTTTCAAATGGAGACCCAGGAAAAACAGGTGTAGCAACTATTACAGTAGAATAGTATATAGAAAGGTGGGTGGTCCCACCTTTTATTTTAAGGAGGTAAATATATGGCTTATGTAATTCCAAACAGTACAGTGGTACTTTTAAAGAATATATCACTGACACCAACCTATGAAAATACAGTGGACTACGATAATGCTACGGATCAGTATAATGATATGTACGCTCATAAATTAGGACAATGGGATAGATGCACGTATGTTGGTAAGAACAAGCAACAAGGAACTATTCGATTAGAATCAACACAAGGTTTGCTTATGCAACAAGCTACGTATATGATGTTTAAGAATACTACATATGAAAATAAATGGTTCTATGCATTCGTTACAGATGTAACATGGGTTAACAATGTCACATGGGAAGTTTCCTTCCTTCTGGATGTAATGCAGACTTATTATTTTGATTTTACGTATGAAAAATGCTTTATTGAACGTTCTCATACAAAAGACACTGCTATAGGTTCAAACATTGTCGATGAAAAGTTAGACACTGGAGAATATATTGTAAATTATCAAAACGATATAACTCAATTTACAGATTTAGTGGGTGCTGTGTGTTGTACTTTAAAACCGACTGGCGAAGAACAAGACAGTTTTGTTACTTCACAAATTGATAAAACAAACGTTGCAGGTAGTATTTATGCCTTTGGTACATTGACAGAATATCAAGACTTTTTTGTAAAAGCCACTGGAAGCAACCCAGACGACACTATCATTGATACATATATGTTACCTCGCTTCTTTGCTACTGGTGGAGACCCAACTGGTATACATAGAGTGAATGGCGATTGTCAACACGTTCAAGTTGAATTTGATAAGCCACAAAATCATGATGATGGATCACTAAGTGGATATATCCCAAAAAATAAAAAAGTGTATACTTATCCATATTGCTATATGAAACTAACTACTTTTAGTGGAAACTCAACAGAATTGAGATACGAAGATTTTAAAAATGATAAATGTCGATTTGACATCAGTATGACAAGAACCCCAAATCCAGAAGGTTATGTGTACCCAGTGTACTATAAAGGATTAGTAAATAATAAGGATGAAGGTATCAGTATTAATAACTTCCCTAAGTGCGCATTCACTATTGACACTTATAAAGCTTGGCTTGCCCAGACGGCAAACTCTAGGACAATTCAAGCGTTAAGTGTTGCTGGTCAAATTGGTATGGGTATAGCAGGTTCTTTGGCTCTAGGCGGTGCTGGTGGTGGTGCTCTACTAGCAGGTGCAGAAGGTGGGGCATTACTAGCTCAGAGTGAAGCTGCTAATGCTATATCAATGGGAAATAATGCTTTAGGAAATCTTAATAAAGCTTTCAGTATGATAGCCCAAGATAGAGATATGGCCGTTAAAGGGCAACGAGCAGTAGGAAATGTTAACACTTCATGGATGAGTGCTAATAATGAAAATACAGTTCATGTTCAATGTATTTGCGCTAAGCCAAGCAATTTAAGAATAATTGATGATTATTTTGAAAAATATGGATATGCATTACACACACTATCTATGCCAGTTATTAAAAATAGACCACACTGGAACTATATTAAGACAGTTGGATGTGATGTGAAAGCTAGTCTACCAGCTCAATTGGTAGGACAAATCAATTCAATTCATGACAATGGTATCACATTCTGGAAAAATCTTGATTCGATTGGAAATTATAGTCTAGACAATAGGCCAGTTTAATGATATAATAAATATGGTCCTAATTAATAGGTCCTCCTATAATCATTTCAGTCTTGATTTACTAGCTAAAAGTGGTACGTATTATGCGTATCACTTTTAGTCTATTTATGGTATAATAATGGTATAGAAAGTGAGGAAAACGCATGGGAAAGAAGAACAGATGTAAACCATATAAATTACAGAATACATGGAATATGCCAAATATCCATAACAAGAACTTCTTCTCAAGTCTTGGTCTAAACAAATGGACCTATAATAAATACTGGGTTCAACTGTTAGATTTAACACTGGCCTTATTCAAATACGACAACTTGCCAGAAACCATTGACCCAAGATTTATGGAACTTGTTATGATAGCTCAAGGTTCAGTATTATTAAGTGAAGACCCAGACTTTAAAGTAAATGACGAAGATAGCGGACATATTGCTACCATGTGGAATTACAATGGATCATTAAATATCTATGGTATTCCAAACAAACGTCATGCATGGGCTTATGGTGGTTACAATAGAAACTTAACAAACAAAGATTCTGTTATCATGTGGGATAAATTTTCGCATATGCCTACGATTGATACAATCAATTATTATGCGCAAAGATTATGGGAATGGGACAATGTTATTAATGTAAACATGAAAGCTCAAAAGACCCCTTTGGCGATTCTTACAAACGAAGAAGATAGACAGACATGGTTAAATATCTATGCTCAATATGATGGAAACGCACCAATTGTCTTTGGTACAAAATCACTGGATTTAAAAGAATTCATGGTATTAAAGACAGACGCACCATTTATTGCTGATAAGATTCAAGGAATGAAAAAAGAACTATGGCATGAAGCACTAACAGAGATTGGAATTCGCAATATGAATATTGGAAAGAAAGAAAGACTTGTACAAGATGAAGCACGTAATAGTCTAGGTGATACGAACAATATTCTAGTCAACAAATTACAGTCACGAAGAAATGCTTTAGAAGACTACAATAAAATGAAGGGTTTAAACATTACAGTGGAAGTAAACGAAAATATCTTGTCTCAGGCTCAACAGCTTGATACAACTGGAATTTTAGACCAACCAATTGACGGAGGTGAATAGAATGGCAAAATATACAGTACAGATAAAATCAATTATTGAATCACTTGGATCAAATACAACAATGGGTTTAAGTACTTTGGATGAGCAGATTGAAAAAGCTAGACCAAAAATTTTTGACTTTGAATATCCATTCTATGACCCTAACAGTAAAGCTGATTTTGAAACATGGATTCTAGAGTGCATTCTAATGGATGAAATCAATTATGAAACATATGGTTTATGGCACTTGCGTTTGCGCACATGGATGAAAACTAATATGCCTTACTACAATAAACTATATGAAAGTGCAAAATTGATTACTAATCCTTTGAAAAATCATCACTTGGAACGTGCAACCGAAGGAAGCGAAAGTGGTAACAGTTCTTCAAATGGTACTGGCTCTAGCAATGGGACAAGCTCTTCAAATGTTCTTGCCTGGAATATGTACTCAGACACACCACAAGGTGGTATCAATGGGCTTGAAAATAGCACGTATTTAACAAATGCTACTAAAGATTTGAGCGATACAACAACTACATCAGATACAAGCACAACTTCAAACAATACGTCAACTTCTTCTTCAAGTTCTAAAGGGAAAGAAGTTGTTGATGGATATTCTGGTATTGATGAAAATACATTACTATTGAAATATCGTAAAACGATTATCAATATCAATGAACAGTTTATAAATGATTTTAAAAGTAAACTAACACTTAAATTATGGTACTAAATATGCTATAATTATATTAGAAAGTGAGGATATACAAATGGCAATAAAACCTTCTAAATACAAAATCTTACAACCTTTCGAAGCATGGGTCCAACAAACATTGCCTGCTATTTATGATGATTCATTATCATATACAGATTTGCTCGCAAAATTGTTATATTATGTTAACACGCTTGCAGAAAACAATACAACATTGTCAAATGATGTAACAAATGCTATTAATTATATTAATAACTATCTTGGTTCAGATGATTTTACAGACCAAGTCAGAAAAAAACTGGATGAAATGGCTTCCGATGGTACTTTAGATAAAATTATTAATGAAGATTTGTTTGGAAATCTTGAGACCAAAATTAATAATTTAAAATTTGCCACTACTCAAAACAGTAAGTTCATGTGTCCTTTATTCTTTGATACAGATGAAAGACAAACTGAGCAATATATTGATGGATATATCAAGCTAGCAAGAAAATTAGGGTTCGGAAGTTGCCAGATGTTGGCCCACATTGACAATGGAGTTGTTATGCAGAAACAAAACACATTTGTTTGGGCTAATAAATATGCTACAATGTATAATGTTCCTATCACTTCATTAAAAGTGCATGGAACTGTGGATAGTAACTACATTAGTACGGCATTGCCTTTATTAGATTATTTCCCTAATTTGAAAACTGTATTTATTATCAACGAACAATTTGAAGATGCAAAAAATCATACAGACTTTGTAGTTAAAATTAAGGAAAAGAACAACAAGTTAAAAGTTGGAATTACTGCTGACACATATCAATGCTTCTCGAATTCCCCAAGTATTTCACCCTCAGACATGGCTATTGTTGAAAATAACTTTGATATTCTAGGGGTAAACTTCTATCCTTCATGCAATAACTTCTATTCAAGCGACTTAAACCCAGATAAAATGCAGTCTAAAATCAATAATCAAGTTTTTACTTTAGCTTGGAACAAAGAAATCTGGGTAACAGAATGTGGGGTATTGCCTTACGAACAGTTCTTGTGCCAACCTTGGCAGTATGATTTTACTAAGATCACAAATAAAACTAAAAACACATATGCTCAATATTTGTTCTATTCATGTTGCTTTAATCACCCAGTATTAAAAAATGCTGAAATTGTTGTACCTTGGTATTTTGAAAACTGGTATGATACAAATGATACAGAATTTCTTAATAAAATGAAAAACTTAATTTTAGGAGGTAACTCAAATGTTAACGTTATGTAATTTATATAAAAATGCTATCCAAGGTATGGTCAAGTTTTTGGAAATTGAATACAATTCACCAGCTAAACCTCAAAATCAATATATAGACCACACACTTGTAATCCATTTACGTAGGGATGGAATTTATACGCTAAACAGATATCACAAATTAATGATCTCTGTCAGCAGTAATGGTATTATTGCATTTAGTGACTGCGCTTATTTTGCATACATTGACAACGGTAATACCCTAAGTTTATTATTTAATAATAATGCTTTAAATCATAACTTATCTATTGAAGTTGAAGGTAATGATATTGGAAATGTTAAATTTACGGAATTAAGTACACCTACTGGCTATACTGCTATTAACCCTTTTATGGAAACTCAGCCAACTAAAAATATCTTTGGTTATATTTCTAAAACACCGACTGTACATTTTCTAAGTGAAAATAACCATATATTCCTTGCTTGCTTATCTTACAGTAGTTATATTGTAGGTGAAGAATATGGTGGAAAACAATGCTTGTTAAATGGTGATACAGATTATCAACTAACTAATCTTGTGCTGGAATTAGTAAAAACAATTAAATATTCTGGGTCAGATACAATCTATATTTATAAGGTTACTGCTAGGGCAAACGAACAAGTTCAATTGTGGTAAAAATAGAGTCTAGAAAATAGGCTCTTATTTTGTACCTTGACAATAATTCTATTTTATACTATACTAAGTGTAAAGGTGAGGACGTAGACTTGGGATATGCTAAATCACATAATGTACCGTAGAAACACTTT